AGCACCACCTTTGCAATGTCCGCGTTGCGCGCGTCCTCGAACGCCCGGTACATGTCGCCCTGCGATCCGGACCCGCCCTGCAGTTGATCCACCTCGATTCCTTCGGGGACGATGATCGCCTCGTCGACGTACATCGCCCGCAGGGCCTGAAGCAGCTTCGACCGGTCATCCTTGCTCGTCCCGGCCGGAAATTTTCCGATTGGGGTAGGGTGGGCATACCTGTCCAGGAAGGTGAGCGTGCTCTTGATGCCCTCCCGCTTAAACGTCACGGGCCAGTACAGAAAGTGCGCCAGGCCCATGCCGTACGCCAGGTCGTCGTGGTCCCCACCCGTCACCGTCCACCACATCTTCCGATCTGGAAGCGCTCGCCCACCAGTCTCGCCGGGCACGTCGAGGCGCGGCTCCCCGTCGTTATCAAAGCGAAAGCGACTTCGCTCGCGCACCTTCACCTCGTCGGCAAACACAAGGTCCCCGTCCGTGGCCCACATCATCTCCGCCACGCTGAAGCCGTAGAAGACGGTGTAGTGCATCTTCTTCAGGGTGGCCTTCCACTTCGCGTGCTGCATCTGGTCCTTCACGAAGTCGGCCGCGCTCTTGTCGACGTCCCGATCCGAGGCCGGCTCCACCGTCCAGTCCAGGTCCGCCACGGCCAGACGCCGCTGCTGCAGGGTGGACTGCACCTGCGAGTCCGAAAGAAGCTCCTTGTACCCATCCAGTCCCTTCCGGCTGCGATTAAGGATCGGGTCCTCGTACTTCCGCAGGTCCGATCGGTACCGGCTCGTGGGGTCGGTCCCATCGCCGCTGGCTGAGGGATGCGTCACCTCCTTGGTCGTCTCAGGACCATCGGAGCTCACAACATTTCCGTCCGGATCGAAAATCGGCATACCAAAATGACCCAATGATCAAATGAGCAACTGACCAATGCCCCCTCACCCAAACCCCTGCGTCACCCGACTGCCCTGCACCGTTCCCCACCCTGTCTCCTCGTCGATCGTCCCGCCGCGCCCCTCGCCGTACTCGTCGAGCACCTGCTGCGAGGACCGCGTGCCGGCCGACTGGCTCTCCGTGATGGGAGCGCCCTGATGCTGCCGGGCGTACCACAGCATGCAGCCGGCAATGGCCGCGTCCCCGTGCCGCTGCTTCCCATCGGCGCCGTCCCGGCTTTTGCCCTTCGGCACCATCGGCACGCCGCTGACCCGCTCCACGTCCATGTGGTCCTGGAGCACGTCTGCGTCCTGCGGCAGGGCCATCTCTCCGTCCTGAAAGGCCGCCCGGTAGCGCGGCATGTGGTCCATGTACCAACTGCGCGTGGGCTTCTCCTCGTGGATGCGCGTCGGGCCGAACCGCTGCCGGGCCCGTTCGGCCAGGAAGGCGCCGTTGCCGTTCGCGTCGAAGGCCCCACTCACGAAGCGCGGCAGGTGCTCGATGACGTAAAACACGATCTGCTTCTGCGCCTCGAACGGCACGTTGCGCATTTCCAGCACAAACAGCGCCTCCAGGCTCAGGTCTGTCTGTTCCTGCGCCGGAATCACGACCGACAGGTCGGCCGACCGGGCAAAGTCCTCCCCCAGCATCGACTTCAGGTTCCCGTTCGCGCTTGCCAGGTATGGGCGCAGATTGTTCTCACACCACTGGTGGACGTCGCTGCGCCGCTTGCGCTCCGGCTCGTCCACGAACTCGTCCTCGAGCTCCAGCTTGACGACCGGAATGTCTTTCGTGAGGCACCGCTCTACCTGAAACCGGCTAAAGTACTTCCCGCCGGACTCGGAGGGGACCACGTCCAACTCCTCCTCGGCGTCCTCCCCGTAGAACTCATAGATCTGGTCGATCCACTCCTCTTTCTCTGGCAGCTCCCCGCCGGCCACGAGGTCGATCCGCTCGTAGAGCCCCTGCTCCACCGCGTCCATGAAGGTCGTGCGGTGCACCGAGTAGGGCTTTCGCCCGGCGCGGCTGTCCTCTACCAGCTCGCTAAAGGCGTTGTCACGGCCGTTATGCGTCGAGATGATGTGGACACCGCCGCCCCAAACCAGAAAGGCCATCGCCGCCTTGAGTAGGCCGGCCGGGTCGTCCACAAACGCAAACTCGTCGATCACCACGCGCTCCCCCGGATCGCCTTTCGAGCGCAGGTTGCGGGGCGTACTCGGGAGCGCCTGGACCACGTTGCCGCTGGCGAACTCGACCTCGAACACCTTCACGCTCTCGCTTGGGTCCTCCAGGACCATCTCCTTCTCCTCCATCTCCGAGGCGCTGAGGTCGTACCACTCGGCCCACCAGGCCACGTCCTCGATGAAGCCCTTTGTCATGTCCTGGTTGTACGCCAGGTAATACACGCTCCCGCCCCCTGCGCGGGCCGCATACAAAGCGGCGTCGGCGCCCTCCGCCCAGCTGATCCCGATGCGCCGCCCCTTCTCGCAGATTTTGACGTCCGAGTCGTCGGCCACCCACGCCTGCTGGTAGGGGAGCAGGATCGACTCGGGGACCGCCCGCTCCAGCCGCCGCGTCACCTCGTCCTCCCGGTGCGCTCCCTTCTCTATGGGCTCGGACTCGGCCATGACAAAAACGCCATCAATGATAAAATGGCAAAATGAACCAATGCTTACTCCGTAATGCCCAGAATCTTCGCCCGGATCTTCTCCGCGCCCTCCTCGCTCAGCCCTCCGTCCCGCGCAATCTCTTCAGCCTCCTCGGCGGCCTGCTGGGCCTTCTCCCGCATCTCCTGCATGAACTTCTTCTGCTGCACGCTGGCCTTCTGCAGCCGGGCAATCGCGTTCATGAGGCTGGTAAACTCCACCTCCTGCTCCTCCATTTCCATCGAGGTGAGCAGGCCGAACGCCTTCTCCTGCACCACGGCCGTGAGCGCGTCCCCCAGCGCGCCCTCGTCGTCGCCCACCTGCTCGGTAATCTCCTTCGCTTGGGCGGTCGCGATGCGCAGCGCCTCCAGACGGTCCTCAAACTCCTGGCCGTACCGGTGCACGGAGCTCTTGCTGATGTCGTATCCCTGCCCCGCCAGCCATTCGGCCAGATCCTCGTAGTTCTGAAAGCCTTCTTCGACCAGCTTCTCGTCGAGGGCCTCCCGGACGTCCTTGGGAAGAGACTTGACCTTTGATCGGCGCGGCATGATCGGGGGGACGTGGTGAATGTTACCGAAGGTCGCTGATCCCGTCGGGCGTCGTGACCGCACCTTCGACCACGTCGATCCCGTCCGAGCTCAGCTGGGCCTTCCAGACGTCTTTGTGCCGCTGGGAAATGTCCACCAGGCCCTTGTCGTCCAGATAGTCCAGCTCCTTCCGCAGCTCATTCGGACCCACCTCGTCGTAGCTGTCTCCCAGCGTCCGCATAATCAGCTGCTCGGAGGCGCCCGTCGGGCGAGCCACGTTCAAGATAAGAAGCACATCTGCACGCAGCCCCTCGCGTCGGTGCCGATTAAAGTCGGAAGGTGCAGGCATTATGGACTGTTCTGCTGGTATTGGTCCTTGTGAAGGCGTTGCCGAATTTCGGCTACTGAGGTTTTGAGCTCTGTTACGTCCTCCCGCAGGTGCCGCATCGACACGTCTCGCCCGCCCTCGATGCGCACCCAGTCCTCCCTGTGCACGTACTCCCGGGTTACCTTCTCCCGCAGGGTCATCACTTGCTCTCGCAGGCTCCCCACGTTCTCAATCCGATCCTCCAGGCGTGCAAACTCTGCGTCGATCGCCTCGGCTCTGCTTTCCAAGCTTTTCTCCAAGAACCATTTGAGCACGCCCAATGCAGGCCCCACTACGATGGCGTTGGCGGCACTTACGATGCCGACAATCGCCGCAATGGCTTCCCAGCTCATCGGCGGTCCCCCACGTGGCGTCCACGCGTCGAGTCTTGGTAGGCCTGCAAAAGGGTCTCCAGTTGGCGCGCGTACCCTTGCAGCAGCATCACCGACCGCACGTAAGCCCGGGTCACCCGTTTCGGCGAGGCTGATGAGTCCACGCGGGCAAGGGGCAGGGCAGGGCGCTCCGGAATAGCAAGCGCCGGGGCCGGCGTCGGCACGGGCACCGTCACCTCCACCGGCGGCGGGCGGCGGGCTGTATTCGCACTCTTGCAGCCTGCAATAAGCCCGATCAGCACAATCAGCAGTGCGCCGAAAAGAAACGGACAAAGGCCCCAGCGAAAATGTAGAAGCGGTGCATCGATCATTACCAGTCAGTCGCAAGTGAATCAGCTTGCCGGGCGGCCCACTGCACGGCCGGCAGGCATCCCTTCACACTATCCGGTACAGTCACGGCAGCGGCCGCCCTCGCCGCGCGCCGGCGGGCGACCGCTGCGCTCTGACGCGCCCGATCGAGGCGCCGATCGAGGCGGCGGGCTTCCGCCTGCAGGGCCTCCACACTGTCGCTCTGGCGGCGCGCAATGGCGCGCCACTGCGAGAGCCGCGCCCCTATCGCGGCCGTGTCGGCCTGGAGCCGGTCGGCCTGGGCCTCCGCCACCTCCAGCTCCGACGATACGGACTGGTACCGCCAAAACACCAGCAACACGAGGACCATCAGGGCGGCGATAATCAGTCCCAAAATGCTCCGCGAAGGGCTCAATCCTAGCACGACGGGCGGGCAAAGCCCACGATGCGAAAATGCGAGTGCGGCCGGATGCAGCGCGTGCGCCGGTACACTCCGTCTCCCTCTCGCTGCGATCCCGCGCGGTCGGGCGGCGTCGTGTTACCTTCGATCGTCACCCCGCAGCGCCGGTCCCACCGCACCACCGACCCGGTGTGTCCAAACCTGCTGTTTCCTCTGCGCCACACTGCCACGGCCCCACGACGAACCTCTTCCCGTCCTCGGAGCACCTCGCCCGCATCGATGACGCAGCGCGCATCCAGAAAATCAGTGGCCAGCGCGGTCCGGATGACACTGCCGTCTTCACGGGTCGGTGCGTCCACCCCGGCCCAGTCCATCCAGGCGCTCACTGCGGCCGCGCACCACGGATACCCGCCGTCAAGGCCCACCTCAGCAAGGAACCGTTCTACGTGCTTTCCCTGGTTGCTTCCCGGGGGCTTTTCTGTCACCCCGATGTACCTTTCGGCCGTATCTACATGGGCAGTCTGTTGAGCGGGCTGGGCCGGCGCCGAGAAG